GTAACGCTACCAATGGAATTGAACCACCAAGAGATTATTTGTCCATTAAGAAGTCAAAAAAAGGACCCCTTAAGCAGATTGTTCCGTCTTATCAATCTTTAAAGAATAACTATACTTTATTGTGGGAGATGCCAGATAATACAGGATATATTAATATAGTAGCAGTGATGCAGAAGTTTTTTGACCAAGCAATCAGTGGTAACTGGAGTTATAATCCACAACACTTTGAGAATAATGAGGTTCCTACTTCAGTAATGGCTCAAGATTTACTGAATACATATAAGTTGGGATGGAAGACATCTTATTACCAAAATACATATGATGTTAAGACCGATGAAATTGAATTATCTGTTCCTACTGGTGAAAAGGAAGTGGGTATTCAAGGACATACTCAGTTACAATCGTTAGTTGATGATATTATGGCTTCTAAAGAAGAGGAGTGTGAGAGTTGTGCAATCTAAAGTTGAATCTATGACTGTATTTAATACAGAAGAAGTTGATATTAAGAAACAACCAATGTTTTTTGGTAAACCATTAGGTGTTCAGAGATATGATACTTACAAATACCCTGCATTTGAGAACTTAACTAAGTCTCAGTTAGGATATTTTTGGAGGCCTGAAGAGGTTTCATTGCAAAAAGATCGTGCAGATTATCAATCTTTAAGTGCTGTTCAGAAACATATATTTACTTCTAATTTAAAGTATCAAACGATGCTTGATAGTGTTCAGGGTAGAGCACCAGGTATGGCATTTGCTCCATATTGTTCTTTACCTGAACTTGAAGCATGTATGAATGTATGGCAACTTATGGAAATGATCCATAGTAGATCATATACTTATATTGTTAAGAATGTATATTCAGATCCCTCTGAGGTATTTGATACTATTCTTAAGGATGAAAAGATTCTTGAACGTGCTTCTAGTGTTACTGGAGCATATGATGAGTTTATTAATTACGCAGCAGAGTGGGGTAGTAGTCATCAATGGAGACCTGAATCTAAGGGTTCACCTGGTGTAGAATGGACTAGAAAAGATTTAAAGAAACATCTATATAGAGCAGTTGCTAATGTTAACATCCTTGAAGGTATTCGTTTCTATGTCAGTTTTGCTTGTTCTTTTGCTTTCGGTGAACTCAAACTTATGGAGGGAAGTGCTAAAATCATATCCCTCATTGCCAGAGATGAAAACCAACATCTTGCAATCACTCAAAACATATTAAATAATTGGAAGAAGGGTGATGATCCTGATATGGTAGAAATTGTCAAGGAAGAAGAACCTTGGTTAATCAAATCATTTAAAAAATGTGTTGATGAAGAAAAGGCATGGGCACAATATCTTTTTAAAGATGGTACCATGATTGGATTAAATGATAAATTACTTCATCAGTATGTTGAGTGGGTTGCTAATCGTAGAATAAAAGCATTAGGACTTAAACCAATCTATGACATACCTGCAAAGAATAATCCACTTCCTTGGACAGAGCATTGGATCTCTTCTAAGGGTCTTCAAGTGGCACCACAAGAAACAGAAGTTGAATCCTACATCGTTGGAGGAATTAAACAAGATGTCAAAAAAGACACATTCTCAGGATTTAAGTTATGATGATAAATTATTAAAAGCAATTGAAGAATCTGGTGGATTTGAATGGACACCAGGTACTCCATGGCCTCCAAAATTACCAGATGATTTAGATTATAGTTTGGATGATTGTATAGAGGCATATAAAAAACCACCTTGTAATGATTGGAATGACTATGCTGGTGGATAAATAAAAAATATTATTCGTGAGGTTAAAATGATGAGTCCTTTTGGTAATGTGTTAAACACAAGAGAAATGTATAGTAGATTTTATCAAGAAGTTTTTACTGAAGTTGAAGTACAATTTGGAGATGAACGTCCTGCTTGGATCCCTTTAGATACTTTATTAGCAATTAAAGAACTAAATAACGAAGAATGATATAAAAATTATGGAATGGAAGGAGATTATGAAAATCCCTGGTCATACAAAGGTTCAACTTTCACTACTGATGATATTGGCGATTTCTTCGGTTTCGTCTACAGGATTACTAATTTACAATCTGGTAAACAATACATCGGTAGAAAATACTTCTGGCAAAAACGTAAGCCTAGAGGTTGTAAGAGACGGGTTACGTCTGAGAGTGACTGGAAACGATACTATGGAAGCTCTGCAGAACTTAGTGCAGATAGAAAGTTACTTGGAAACTCTGCGTTCAAACGAGAGATCTTATCCCTCCATACCAGACTCGGAGATGTAAACTACGAAGAGACTAAACAGTTGTTTCTTAATAATGTACTGATGGAGTCCCTTGACAATGGAGAACCTGCATATTATAATAGTAACATTCTAGGTAGATACATGCGTAAGAACTATGGAAACTTTGGAACAGACACTTAAGAATACGCATGATTGGACTCTTAAGAGAGTTGAATTTTTATCTAAAAAGAATAGACACGATGATGCATTTTGTATTGTTCAGGAGTTTTCTGAATGGTTAGATCCTGATGTTGATGATCATGATGTTTTTTCTATGGAGTACATAGGAGAAGGTAGTAAGTATGACTGATTACTCAGAAACAACTATGAATTTGAGAAGTGCGGTTTTAAGAATTCTTCTTGCAAAGTTTGATGATAATAAATCTATTTACGAATGTGCTGATGATTGGTGTAGTAAGCAAGTAACTAGTCATGGTGTTGTGAAATATTATGAAGCGTATTATCTCAAAGAATAATTTTTTTGATAATCCTGATGATGTAAGAGATATTGCGTTATCTTTAAATAATTGGAAATTTCAAGAAGATATAAGTTCCTATGGTTGGAAAGGTAGAAGAGCAGAATGTCTTTCTAATAGTATTTCTCAGAATATATTTGATTATGTTTGGGATGAAATGAATTTAAATAATTGGCGTTATCCAGAATGGGACAATGGTAACTATGTTCCTAATGGTTCTATTGCTGGTGCTAAGATTAGTAATCCAACTATCAGTTCCTATTTTCATATAGCAACTGAAAGTAGTAAGAATGGATATGCAGATTGGCAGGACAGATACCATAAGGATTTCTTACCTTGTGCAGGAGTTGTATATTTAAATCCAAATCCTCCATCTGGTTCTGGAACATCTATAGTAGATGCTGATAATAATAAGTTTATTAATATGGAAAATGAATATAATAAACTAATCGCTTATGATGGATACTGTATTCATGGTGCTTCAAATTTCTTTGGAGATTGTGAACTTACAGGTAGAATGACTCTCAACTTTTTCATTCATGAAAAAGGATATGCTAAATAGATTACTCGTTCAAAAAAAATGCAAAAAATTGTAAATGTACTTGCTATTGCGTCTGGTGTTGTATCTGCTGCCGTTGTCGCTAGTGGCGTATTTGTATATGTCAACAGAGATTCAATTATTGATAGCATCAAGTCTCAAGCTATTGAAGCAGTTACTGGGTCTTTAGGTGGTGGTTTAGGTGGAAGTCTTCCAATAGGTGCTCCTGATCTTGCTTCACCCACTCCTCAAGCTGCAGCACCTGCTGTTCCTAATGCTGGTTTAGGAATTTCTAATTTCTAAATAGCGTAGTTGCTATAGTGCTATGCCTGAAGAGGTAAAAGAAGAAGAGACGGTAGATCTCCCAGAATCTTCTGAAGAAGTTAAAGAAGAAAAGGAAGAAAAACCAAAAGGTATTATAGGAAAAATGGCTGATGCTATTGTTCCTGACCATGACGAACAGATGGCAATCATTAGTACATTTGTACGGCTTGGTATTTTGGTCTGGTCAGGCGGAATTTTGACTTTGAATTACGTGGCCATTCCAAACTTCCCACAGAAGAATATCGATCCGACTTTTATCGCTTCGGTTTTTACAGGAGTTCTTGCTACGTTTGGGGTTCAGACTGCTAAGAATAAGAATAATGGTAATGGTAACTCATCTACTCCTCCAGTTACTGCAAAAGATATGGAGAAGTTAATTGAGAAGGCATCTCAGACTGGTCCTACTCAAACAATTAGAATTGAACAAGCACCTCTTAATCTAACTGCATCTGCACCAGCACCTAAGAAAGAAGAACCACCCTTTACCATGTAAAGATAAAGAAACCCTTAAATGACTAACTAATTATTCAACATGATCAATCCATATCCCAAACCAAGGTGGGATCTTGAGAATGATGTAGTACGACTTGAGCAAATGATTATTGTTTACGAACAAGAAATCGAACAACTGAAAATAGAAAAGGATGAATTGAAAAAGGAAATTCTTTTCTTAAAGAGGAAGCTTCAAATAGAAGAGGAGGAGGAAGAATGAGTGGTGATCCATCATTAAAAGATCCAGTCATTTTTTATAGTGAGGAACTAACTAAAACAAAGATAGTTCTATTGTCTCTTAAGGGTATTCAATTAAATTTTATAGAAGAGGATAAAAAAAATGAAGAAGTATTTTGATAAAGTTGTTGAATGGGATAAGGCACTCATTAAAAAGTGTCAAGATAAGTTTGGATGGACTGACTATCAAGTAGTTTGTATCTCCTTTGCAAAAGGATTTATAATTGGTGCTATCCTTCTTTAATGGAATTAACAGAAGAAAATGTAGTTAAAGTTCTAGAAGAACTTCTTCCTTATATTGAGGCTGATGGTGGATCTCTTCAACTTGTAGAAATAGAAGAGGAAACTGGATATGTCAAAGTAAGATTGGGTGGTGCGTGTGAGTCATGTGCGATGAGTACCATGACTTTGAAGCAAGGTATAGAAAAGAAATTAATGATGGAGATACCAGACGTGGTAGGAGTTGTTCAAGTTCTTTAATGGAAATAGATGAACAGGGTAAATTAAGTCATCTATTATTTTCGGAAAGAAAGTGTAGGGTTTGTGGTGAAACAAAGGATTTAATTGATGATTTTTATATAACACGTAAAAATAGAAAAAATTTATTATCATCATATTCCTATGAATGTAAGGTTTGTACAGTAA